TAGTATCAGACACATCAGATACAGAAACAAACGAAACAGTTTTATTAATTAAAGATGTCAGTATTCCAGCTGGGTCATCTTTAGAACTTTTAACAGGTGGTAAAGTTGTTCTTCAGACAACTGATATATTAAAAATAGATTGTTCAGTTTCAGCTAAAATAGATGCAACATTATCAATCCTAGAAATAACATAGGAGTAATTAATGGCTTACATAGGACAAGCACCAGCAAACAAACCTGTAAGTTCTTCTGATTTAGAAGATGGTTTAATTACAAATTCTAAACTTGCACAAGATATTATTTCAGGAGAAACAGAATTAGCAACTGCACCAGCAGATACAGATGAATTTTTAATTAGTGATGCTGGAGTTTTAAAAAGATTAGATGCTAGTTTTATTGGTGGTTCAAACACACCAGCTTTTTCTGCATATTTAAGTTCAGATCAAAATAGTTTATCAGCAAATACAGATCATAAAATTACAATAAACGCAGAAGATTTTGATACTGATAGTGCTTTTGACCACTCATCTAATTATAGATTTACACCTCAAACTGCTGGTAAATATTTTTTTCATGGACAAATAAAATGTAGTTTAAGCACTGCTAATGATTTTGTTGCAAAAATAAAAAAAAATGGAAGTGATACAAAAAATAGAAGAATGGAAAATGTAGATCAAGATGCAGTAACTGTTTCATGTATAATAGATATGAATGGTTCTAGTGATTATGTAGAATTATTTGGAAGATTTACAAATACAACTTTTAATGCAGTTTCTGAAAGTGGAGTAACAACATTCTTTTTTGGATACAGATTAATAACATAGGATAAATTATGGCACAATTATATACTAAAATTAAATTATATTTAGAAGCAAACTCTGAAACTTGGAATGAAAAAAAAGTATCTTTACAAAACAATTCAGATGGTAATGGAGATTTTATAGCTTCTTGGAGTTATAATATTTCTGAACCTACTGCTGAACAACTAGCAAGTTATGAAACTGCTGGAAATACAGAAGAAGCATTACAAGTAGTTTTAGATAATAGAAGAAATGATTATCCATCAATAGCAGATCAATTAGATGACATTTATCACAATGGAATAGATGCTTGGAAAGCTACAATTAAAGCAACTAAAGACAAATATCCAAAGGAATAATTTATGGCATACATAGGAAAAACACCAATCACAGGAAACTTTGTAAAACTAGATGCAATTAGTGTAGTTAATGGTCAAGCTGGTTATACTATGAATAATGGGGGTTCAGCTTTTACAGATTACGAGAATGTAAATCAATTTTTAGTTTCACTTAATGGTATTCTTCAAGCACCAACAACTTCATTTACAGTTTCAGGAAGTACACTTACATTTGCATCTAACCTTGCAACAGGAGATGTTATAGACTTTGTAATTGTTCTTGGAAATACTTTAGACATAGGAACACCATCTGATGCTACTGTCACACAAGCAAAAACGAATTTTGTATCAACTTCATCATCTGCTGGATTACAAATAAAAGGTGATGGTACTACTGATGGAACTTTACAATTAAATTGCTCTCAAAATTCACATGGAATAAAATTAAAATCTCCACCTCATAGTGCAAGTGCTTCATACACTTTAACTTTTCCAAATAATGATGGAAACGCAAATCAAGTATTAACAACAGATGGGTCAGGTGTTTTAAGTTTTGCAGATGCTGGTGGTGGTGGAATGGATTTAGTTCAAGCAGTTTCGATTACAGGCGACATCAATGCTATTTCAACAGATGCTTTTTCATCAAGTTATAATAATTATGTGGTTTATATTTATGGAGTAAAAATAAATGGGTCAACAAATAATCAAGATGTTTTTAGAGTAAGAACTTCTAGTGGAGATTATACAAGTTCAAATTATATTGTTGCTGCAAATGGTCAATATGGAAATAGTGGTGGTACATCTTTTCATAATGCTGGTCAATGGAATGTAAATGCAATAGACTTAAATGGTTGGAATTTACCTGATGACGATAATTGGTCAGGCTCTGCAACAAGAGATTATATTTTTAAATTTTGGAACACTAACTCTACAACAAGATATAAAAATTTTTGGTTTGATTGGGGTGGTGCAGATGAAACAAGTAATAAAATGCACACAGCACAAGGTAGAGGTCATGTTGAAACAACATCTGCTCTAACAGGATTTAAACTTTATTCAGGTAGTGGTACTGCTTTTGAAAATGAGGGAAAAATGTTAGTTTATGGATTAAAGGAAAGTTAATTATGACACATAAAATTTTAGATAATGGAATAGTGAGAGAACTAACTACTGAAGAAGCGACATTAAGAGATAATGAAATTGCTGAATATAATAGTGGTGCTTTCGATAGAGAAATAAAAAAATTAAGATTACAAAGAAATAATCTTTTAGCAGAAACTGATTGGTGGGGTGCATCTGATAATACTATGACAGCAGAGCAAACTCAATACAGGCAAGATTTAAGAGATATAACTAATGGATTAACAACAGTTGAACAAATTGAAGCTGTTGAATTTCCAGAAAAACCATAGGAGTTTAAATGGCTCTTAACTTTGCTAACAACAACTCCTTATCAGCAATAACATCTTTACCAGCTTCTATTTCTGGTGGTGGTATGACTTTAATCTCTACACAAACTGCATCAAGTTCATCTACAATATCTTTTACATCTGGTATTGATAGCACCTATGATGAATATATATTTAAAATTTATAATGCTCATGCTTCTGATGGCGATACAAATTTTCAATTTAATGCAAGTACAGATGGTGGCTCAAATTATAATGTCACTAAAACTTCTTCTTTTTTTACAGCAAGACATAATGAGAATGACGCTATTGCTAGAGTTCAGTATGAAACAGGTAGAGATTTAGCTCAAAGCACAGGATTCCAAAAATTAAATTATGATACAGGAAGTGATAATGATGAAAATGTTTGTGTGTCTTTACATTTGTTTGAGCCTAGTAGCACAACTTTTGTAAAAAATTTTATAGCAAATGGTATAGATAGTGGAAGATCGGGTGGTGGAGCACAAAGTAGTTTTGTTGCTGGATATTTCAACACTACATCTGCAGTAAATGCAATTCAGTTTAAATTTGGTGCTGGCAACATAGATAGTGGAGTAATAAAATTATATGGCATTAGTTAAATACAACAACAATAGCATAAGTGCTGTTTCTTCTGTGGCTTCAATGCCAAGTGGTGCTTTAGTACCTATTAAAACTTTAACTGCTAGTTCTAGTTCTACATTGTCATTCGTACATGGAAGTTCAGATGTAGTCTTTGACAACACATATCCAATTTATGTTTTTAAATTTATTAATACACACCCATCTGCAAATGGAAATCAATTTCAATTTAATATGACAACTGATGGAAGTAATTATAATGTGACTAAAACTAGCACAATGTTTTATTCAGTACATAAAGAAAACGACACTAATCAAGGTTTAAGCTATGGTGGAAGTTATGATTTGGCACAAAGCACAAACTTTCAAGCATTAACAGATAGTACAAGTAATGATGATGATGGTAGTACATCAGGAGAACTTTTTATTTTTTCGCCATCTAGCACAACTTTCGTCAAACATTTTATGGCTACTACAAATTCTTTATTTTCAGGTGGTACTTATACTTGGCAAGAATTTACTGCTGGTTATGGAAACACTACATCTGCTGTGACAGGAGTTCAATTTAAGTATAGTTCAGGAAACATAGATGCTGGCAAAATTAAACTCTATGGAATTAAGGATAGCTAATGTCAATTATTAAACTAAATAATCAAGGAGTAAAGAACGCAACTGCATTTGGTAGTATTACAGGATTAGGAACTATACAATTAATTAAAAAACTAACAGCTTCTAGTTCTGCAACTTTATCTTTTGTTGATGGTTCAAGTTCAGTTGTCTTGGATAATACTTATAAGGAATACTTATTTACTTTTAATAATATGCACCCATCTGCTGCTTCAAATTTTGCATTTCAAGGCTCTACAAATACTGGAAGTTCTTATGGAGTTACTATTACATCAACTCATTTTCAAGCAAAACATGATGAAAATGGTAATGGTGCAGCATTAACCTATGAAGCTGGTAGAGATTTAGCACAATCAACAAATTTTCAAAGATTAACTGAAACGCAAAATACATCTAATGATGAGTGTTGTGCTGGTTTTATAAAATTATTTAATCCTAGTAGCACAACTTTTGTAAAACATTTTATTGCAACTTTTCAAAGTATTAGTGATAATCCATCATCAAGTAATAATTATTGTGCTGGATATTTTAATACTACAAGTGCAGTAGATGCTTTTCAATTTAAATTTGAAAGTGGAAACATAGATGCTGGAGATATTTGCCTTTATGGTATTGCTTAACAATTAACAATGGAGTATAAATAATTATGGCAAGACATCACAATATAAATGGGAACATAGTTCCTTTCACAGCAGAAGAAGAAGCACAAAGAGATGCTGAAGAACAAGCATATTCTGATGGTGCTTTTGATCGTGCTATGGCAGATTTAAGACAAAGACGAGATAATCTTTTAAAAGCTAGTGATTGGGAAGTAATTATGGCTAAAGAAAAAGGCTCAACATTATCTGCTGGATTTAAAACATATAGACAAGACTTACGAGATATTACAGAGGGTTTAACAACTGTTGAAGATGTTAATGCTGTTACATGGCCAACTAAACCATAAGGGGTTTAAATGCAACTTTCAAAACATTTTACATTAGAAGAATTTGAAAAATCACAAACTGCTACAAGAAAAGGTATAACTAATAAAGCTGGTAGTGGAGAAATTAAAAATCTTGGCGATCTTTGTTATGAAGTATTAGAGCCTGTAAGAGCAAAGTTTGATAAGCCAGTTACTATTACATCAGGATATAGAAGCCCAGAATTATCAGAAGCTATTGGTAGTAAAGCAACATCACAACATTGTTTAGGAGAAGCAGCAGACTTTGAGATTGCTGGTATATCTAATTTGCAAGTAGCATTATGGATTGAAAACAATGTGGACTTTGACCAATTAATTTTAGAGTTTTGGAAAGAGGGAGAACCTAATAGTGGTTGGATTCATGTTTCATATAAAGATGGTTCTAATAGAAAACAAGTTTTGACATATGATGGGTCATCTTATAATAATGGATTACCAGATGCTAAATGGTCTGGTGGAAAATTAACAAACTAATAGGAGAATATTATGCCAATGGGAAAAGGAACATATGGGTCTAAAAGAGGCAGACCAGCTAAAAAGAAATCTAAAGCTAAAAAAAAGAAGAAGAAGTAATGGCTAAAAAGAAACCTATATTTGCTAAAGCTAGACCAAAAAGATTAGGGAAACCAAAGTCTTTTAATAAGAAGTCTAAAGCATATAAATCAGCTAAAAGAAAAGCTGATAAGAAATTTGGCAAAAAGGTTTCTTTATATAAAAACATATTTATTTCACAGGCTATCAAAAAGTATAAGCCTAAAAAGAAAAAGTAATGAGTAAGAAGCCTAGAACTACTGGCGAACATATAGTCGCTTTGTATGGT